CTGAAGGTTCTTGTTCGACGGGTTGTAAATAAAACCCGGCTTGAACGCAGCGAACCTCAGGTGTTCACCGGCAGTGTAAGCGGCGTCGTCTTCGGTGCCCCAAACAAAGTTTGCTTGGGCAGGTGCTGCGTAGCCCTGCTCAAAGTCCGTGATCTCACCGTGATGACCCGGCAGCAGGTTGCACTGCTGTGGTCTCATTGCGAGCTCAGCGCCCGAAAGTGTTTTAGGACTCGTGAAGCTCACCAGATTTTGAAAATAATCATAAACGGTAATGGAGTCCGTCTTCCTGGGAGTCTGCAGAATGTTCCTGCACCTCCCAACGAAAATGGCACCACCCGCAGCGGTGAGTGAGTCCACACAAAAGACTTGGAATGAGATCGATCCTGGGACCATTTCGAAATCATCCGTGTCTGGTGTGGGCATAGGCACAGCAAACTTGGACAGGTTGATGTTTCCCATTGTGGCAGCGCTATCGTTCTCGACGAGAGCGACAGCGTTAGACCAGCATGTGCGCGTGTCGGGCACCCCTGAGTCAAATGATGATTGCATTGCCCCCAACAGCAAATACCTATCGTTGCAGCTGAAGGTGGTGCGTGTGGTGACCATCAAATGGGGCGCCTGGTTCGTTGGTAGCGGTAGATGGCCTGGATGAAAGGCATTAAATGCCCGTCGAGCCATCTGCAAAGGGCTAGCCATGCGGCCCCGCATCTTACCACCGGTCCGGTTTCCGTTCCGGCGACGTGGTGCGTTCTGCTGGGACTGTCCTGGGCGCTTTCCCTGCTTGCTGTTGTTCTTCTTTCGTACATACTTCATGATTGTGGTGTGGGTTTTCCCCTATGGGGTAATATTAAATACCAGAGTCTTCATTTTATAGTGTGAATATCAAGCCACTCTTCCCTATCTAGGGGCGCGAGGTGAGAGGATCGCTAATCGCGATCCTCCCCTTCGGATGCCCGTTTCCGCGAGCCCCGAGCCATATGGCTAAGGAACTCACGGAAATCTTCCTCCTCTTTCTCCTTCTCGCGTTCTTCCTCGAAGTAGCGCTGGGTTGATTCTTCGTCGAAACCCAATCCTCGCTTCGCCCTGCGTTTGGCGCGGCGCTTCTTCTTGCGGTCCTGTGTTGCCTTTGAGCCTCCTCCTGGACCAGGGCCGTCCGGACGAAAATTGTCTCGGACGGCCTTGTTCGGTGGCGGTTTGCCCCAGTTTGCGAGCGTAATGGGACGTAGACCCAACTCGAGGTTCTCCACCGTCTTGGGTTCGCTCACATCCTGAAGCCACCTTTCCTCTGGAAGAAGCGTGGACGCCTCATCAATGTCCGCCCACGAACCAACCTCAGGACGGTTCACGATGTCATCGAGAGCGTCTACCGCCACCTTGATCGGTTGGCGGCGCTTCTGTCTCTCCAAAGGATTGAAGAGCTTCGCCGAGGCGGC